TCCTCCAGCCCCGAAAAATCCAGCAGGGTTTCGATCATTTTTCCCCTCCCAGCCGACAGAGAATTTCCAGACGCCCACCGGTCGCATCCGGCACGGGCAGCCCGACAACGTTCAGGATCCGGTCACGCCAGGGACCACTCAGCACATGAAGTCGTGACGCTGCCGTGATTTCCCGACCGGACTGACCGCGCACCCAGATGCGGATTTCCGCCTGCGCCATTTCCGCACCGGACTGCATCCGCTCCCGGCTGCTCCTGCCACGGATATCCGCATGAATTTTCCCGCATGACACCCATTCTTCCGTCATTTCTCCGGCAGCATTACGGGTTAACACCGGCTTCAGAACACTTATCATCTGTGTCAGACGACCTGCAGATATTGCCATTCCTCCCTCCTCATAACACCGTCGGACAACGCAAATCGTAAATCAGCACGGACACAGAAAACGGCAGTTCCCCCTGCACGAGGTCTTCCCGCTCAGCAAGATCCGGATTCCGGTACAGCATCCCGGTCAGTCGCATGGCAGCCCCCTTCATCCGGGTTAATGCCTCGCCCGGGATCAGCTCACCGTCCTCACGAATCACTTTATCCCGGCTACCCTGAATGTAGGCCAGCAGCACGGCGGTAGCCTGACGAACCTTGTCCATCAGCATGTCATCATCCGCGTCATGGTCAACACGCAGATGTGCCTTGATCTCTTCCAGTGTCAGTAATGCCGTCATTTTCCGCCTCCTGCATCCCGTCCACGTTTGGCAGCCAGGGTCCAGCCTGATGAATGAGCTTCTCCGGGTTTATCACCGGTCATACTGTTGCAGTGCCACAGCGAGCCCCCCCACGTCACCGTATCGCCGGGGTGGTAGGTTTCACCGGCTCTGAACACACCGCGGTAGAGCATCACCGGCAGGGAAAATGTTTTTTCCGTACACTGGCCACTGCTCTGCCGGATCACCACAGAGAACAACCGCTCATCCGTCATGCTGACGTCGATATCCGCCACCCCGTCAACCAGGCATTCCCATCCCCGCATCCCGTGCGTTTTTTCATACGCCCGCCAGAGTCCACCCAGGTGTGTGGCATACGTGCCCCGGGGAAAGGATTTTTGATCGTCAATAGCGGGGAGCACTTCCAGTGCCGTGGCATCACGCCCGTCCTGCGGAGCCGGAAGGGCATTCACCGCCTCCAGAACCGCCTTCCGCAGAACATCGGGATCGTAGTCACGACCATCACGCGGAGCAGGGATATGGCTTACGGCCTCTTTCACCATCTGCTCAAGCATCGGACGCACATCATCGGGGGTGATACTTTTGCCGTCCGCCGGTACCGGAATATTCGCAACCGCATCATTCACCGCCTGCTGCAGTACATCCGGATCATAATCACGACCGTCACGCGGAGCAGGGATATGGCTTACAGCCTCTTTCACCATCTGCTCAAGCATCGGACGCACATCATCGGGGGTGATACTTTTGCCGTCCGCCGGTACCGGAATATTCGCAACCGCATCATTCACCGCCTGCTGCAGTACATCCGGATCATAATCACGACCATCACGCGGTACCGAAATGGCCCCCACAGCGTCATCCACCATCGCCTGCAGAACCGGATGTACCTCATCCACCGTCACATGCTTCTGTAATACCGCCGACAGGGAAGCCAGTTTCTCTTCAAACGCTTGTGCCTGCGCGGCCATCTTCTCCTCAAATGTGTGCTGTAAATCCGCCAGCACCGTGGCGAATTCTTCGCCCAGTGCACGAATAATGGACAGTTCCCGTTCCGTCATTTTCGCAGTATCCCCCTCAACATCGCTTTCAACGCACCATGCTCTGTTTCACTGATTGCCTTATTACCGTCAGATGCGCCGTCAGGCAGTTGGGCTGAAACTCTTTTCCCGGACGACGCAAACGGATCTTCACGGGCATCACGACGGGACAGCGCCTCCAGACTGTAGTTCTGCTGCTGAAGATACAGTGCATCACCTCCCGCAAGGGGCGGCAGGTTCTCACGTTTACGGGCCTCATTGGGCGTGAGAAGCGTATTTTTCACCGATTCACCCAGTGTTTTCATGCGCCGTTCGCTGTCCATTCTCAGCAGCGTGGTGACGTCAAACTCCGTGCTCTCGTTTTCCCCCGTTTCCAGCGCCTCATCCAGTAACAGCTCAATGGACTCAATCAGCGTCTGCAGACACTGGGAATAATACTGCTGCTCCAGCGCCTCCACGTTGTCACTGGAAGGCGGGTGGCCAACGCCAATCTTGTAGGCCGGGACACGGAACACCGAACAGACAATTTCAGCCGTCATTTTCAGTTGTTCCACCGTCTGCGCATCCACCGGTGAAAACGTCGTAGGGCTGTATTTTGCCCCGTTGCTCAGTATGGCCGTTTTCCCCGCATTTTCGCCCGTATATCCGCTGTCCCAGTTCCCCTTCAGTTTTTTCGCGTTTTCTTCCGTAATACTGCCGGGGACCTCAATCACGCCCGATGGTCGCCCGCCATTTCTGAAAAAATACGTCGAATTTGCCTGAATATGATGCCCCTGCATGGCGGCCAGTCCTGCGGCATACACCGGCGGCAGCCCCACAAGCGGATGAAAAAAACAGTTAAAACGGTCGTGGATCACCTCCCGGGCAGGCACCGTCACCGCCTCCGTGATCCCACAGTTCCGGTCCGGCGTGATGCGGTAGAACACGTCGCCGTCATCCGCCACCAGAGGTTCAACCCGGCTCCAGTCCAGAATACGCAGTTCTTTGATCTGCCCCCGGTGGTTGCGGATTTTCAGCACCACCGTATTGCCGTGACGCAATTTGGAATTCAGCCACAGTTCAAAAAACTGGATGCGATTCTGCTGTGCATTAGGACGACGACAGAGACGGGCAGTATCTCCCTGCCGCTTTTCCCGGCGTATTCCCTGTACATCAGTCTGCATCAGGCGAAGCCGCATTTTGGCAATATCCTGGGATATCAGCGAAATGCATGAAAACACCGCGTGAAAGGACAAAACGGTTTCCGGATCGGCTTTCACACCCTGCTGCCAGGCACCGGCAAAAGGCTCAGCCACCGCCTGAAACAGGGACCGCCAGCCCACTTCTCTTACGTCACGTCCTGATTTCTGGTTTTTTCGGGTTCGCCGCAAAAGGTTCCACATTCGCCATGCTCCGCATCACGTTTCTTTTTCTGACCTGCCGGACGTCGCACTGTGATGTACTCCGCCTTCCTCAGGCGAACCAGCACCTCCGCACACGGCTGTGCGACATCCCGGATATCCCCGGGCCGGGCATCATGTGTACCCTGCAGATATCGGATTTTTGCCATCAGTTACTGCGGGACGCTCTTACCTCCCGCCCTCCTCATCAGACTCAGCCGCCGGACGCACTGCCGTAGTTCACACCGGTGATCACAGCCACCGCCGCAGTACGGCGACGACGCCAGTTGATCCAGCGCTCCGCACGGATGGCCACGCTGCCGGTCTGGAACATGGAAACCAGCTCCACCGGCGACGGTGTGGTGCTGTCGCCGCCCGGCTCAGACTGCATTTCCAGTGACGCTTCACGGGACATATCCACTGCCACACCGCCGTCATCCGCCAGATAAATATCCGGGGCATTCACCAGCACCAGCTGGTCACCCACGTACTGGGAGACAATCACCGGCAGCCCCTGGAAGGAGCCACCCAGCAGGGTCATGTCCGGGTATTCCTTCTGACCCAGCGCATTTTTACGCATGGACAGTGCCAGGGCATTGGTGCTGGACATCAGCCAGACCGCACCGGTGGGCTGCAGGTTTGCTGCCACAAACTGGCCAAACGCCGCCTCGGCATCCGCATCCGGGTTACCGGTTGATGCCGTGCCCTTCACATCATGGGTGATGGACGCCGGGGAGACATCTGCCACTGCGGCTTTTTTCGGGTCCACAAAGTCTGTGTCCAGACGCGCCACCACCGCTTCTGCCAGCGCATTACGGACCAGCGCATCAGCTGCCGGACTGGAAAAACGGATCAGCTCTTCCGTCAGTACCGCAATGGCCGACACCTTCGCATGACTGAAGGTGATGGACTCAAAATCAAACTTCGTCAGGGGTCTGGCCTTACCCTCCCCCACCCAGCTGGCAGCACCGCCGGACACCTGGGCATGCACGCGGATATTGAACGGCACCTGACGAAGTGCAGGGATCCCGCCCTGACCAAATCGCCCGATAATGGTCTGCGGACGCAGGTAATCAATAAAGTCCTGCGCATATTCCTGATATTCAGACAGGCTGCCTGCCCACTGTGGGTCCGTGGTGGTCCCTGCCCCCACCGCCGATTTCAGGACATGATGCAGACGGCTGTCATCCGGATACTGACGACGGGCCACTTCCAGGGCTTCAGAGCGGACACCTTTAGCCGCGGCCAGTGATTTGGCAAAGCGGGCGAAACCAATCCCCTTCTCCAGTTTCTGCTCAACACGGATCACCGGCGCTGAAGCCACCGTGGCCACATTCCCGTTACCGGCCTGTTTCACCGGCTGTGCCGTGGCGGCCTTACTGGTTTCCAGTTCACGCAGACGCTTCAGGTGCGCATCCACCTGACGGATTTCCGCTGCGGTGTTGTCGTAGTGCTCTTCCTCTTCCACATCCAGTGTGCGGCCTTCCTCTGCGGCTTTGTTCATGATCTCCTCAAGGGAGGCTGCCAGAGCCGCACGCTTGTTTTCAAAACTTTTAATCTGTTCACCAGTATTCATTGCTGACTTTTCCTTATGAAAAGAGGTTATTGACTGTGCCGCAGCGCCGGCAGAAGATGCGATTTTCACCACCGGTTTCCGTGCAGAAAACGGGCGGTCGTAAGATTTAATGGTCCGGATGGTGCATTCCGCATTCGCGGGCACGGTGACGGCAGACACCTCCATCAGTTCCCAGCGCAGAAAATGCAGTCCGCCTCCGTCCAGAAAGGTGTATTCATGGGGACGGAAGCCCACGGAAAGCCCCCTGACCAGCCCGGTCTTAATGGCCGCCCAGGCCTCATCCAGCCGGGCAACCAGTTGCGATGGCATATCCGGCACGGGCTTCGCCAGTGTTGCCGTGATTTCCAGCCCTTCGCTGACCCGGCGCACCGTACACTGCCCCACCGGGCGGGAATGGTCATGCTGCCAGAGAAACGGGATCGCACTGCCAAACTCCGCGCCCTCCGGCTCCAGGATGTCACCATCCCGATCCGGAGAAGGCGTTGACGCAATCCCGGTGATCACCCGCTCATCCTCACTGAAGGATTTCACCGTCAGCAGGGAACAGGCCCGTTTAAGAGTCACATCAGCCTCCTGAAAATAAAAAAACCGCCGCAGCGGTTCATGATGGTTACAGGGTGAGCAGGGTTATATGAAAAAAACCTCATACGCTTTCTTTTTCGGTTCCGGGTTAAGGGACATCAGGGACACCGCATTGAAGAGCGCCATCAGCGGGTCAATTTTTCCCCGTCCGCTGGCCTGTTTGGTGATAAGAATGGCGTTACCTTTAGGCTCCACCCGGGCATTACCGACACACCAGGCCATCAGGGGCTGATCACCGTGAATCAGCACCCCTTCAGCCAGTTTGCGCTCGGTGGTTTTGATGGCCCCGCCCAGCTTCCAGCCCTGGCTTATCCCCACCACACTCTCATCGGGGATCCCGGCTTCCGCCAGTGAATCCAGAATCTGCCCCACACCTGACGGGTCAATACCGATATGATCCAGTAACTCAGCCTCATGAATACGACGCACATACTCCGCCACTTCCGCCGTGTCATCCCCGACCCGACGGACAATCGTCATGTCTCCACAGGCCACAAAATCCTGAAACCGGGATGCCTCACTCTTCCGTCTGACCACCGCGGTTTCATGCACCCAGGCATGGCCCCAGCCCAGCCATTCGCGGGTTTCCCTGTCACGGCCAGTCACGTACATTCCCAGCAGATCATCCAGGCCCCCGCCGTCAATCCCCACCGTCACCACATCAGCGCGCTGCAGGATATCGTCCAGGCTGACGCGCCTGCCCTGCTGCTCCCAGAAATCCGCGCCCGCCCAGCGGTCAGAACGCAGGGCAAGACCGATTTCCACATTGGCGTGTTTTGACATGAAGCCACGAAATGCTTCCTCACCAGCCTCCCGGGCTTTACGGTACTCCCGGTACAGAAAAGCCTCATCCACCGAATAACCGAGATTCGGGTTAACCATGGCGAGGTTTTCCATCAGCAGGTGAGCCCCGCTTTCCACCATTTCAGGAGGGTGTTCAAATATCACCGGCAGAAAGTGCGGATCATGAATTTTGCCGTCACGGACATCCCGGGCGTACTGCAGTTTCTGTCTGAACACCCCGGCTGGCGGCTCATTCGACTGGGTGGTTGTGTACACCACAAATCCTTCCGGACGGGAGGCAAGCCCGCCGATGGCTTCACGTAGCATGTCTTCCGCTTTGTACTGCTTGCCAAACAGCCACAGTTCATCAATCAGTGTCCCCACGGACTTGATACCGGACACCGTATTCGGATCGGCTGCCACCACCTTCAGGGTGGTGTCCGTCACCCGATGGGTGATGGTCCGGATATGTGTCTGCACCTGACAGAGGTCATCCAGATCATCGTCCCGTCGTACCATATCCCTGGCAGGGTTGAAGGCGTTAGCCGCCACCTCCACGGTCGGGGCCAGAATGGTGTAGCCAGCCGCCTGCCGCCAGTTCAGTAACAGCGCCGTCATCATGATCCCCGCGGCCAGCGTGGACTTACTGTTTTTCTTGGGGATAAGGATAAACACTTCCTTGATATGGCGAACACCGGTCTGCGCATCGTAGGAGCCAAACAGGGCCGCCACCAGGTCAAACACCCACGGTGCACAGGACTCCCCGAATGTCGGGCTACCCGGTGCATCCACAATTCGCAGTTGTTTAAAAATCGCCAGTGCATGTGCAGCCTGGTCCGGATAAATCGGAGCTGGAATAATCGACAGCCCCTTTTTCAGGCGCTCTGCCCAGTCCGGACATGCCGTGCTCCATACAGGTATCATCCGCTTTCCTCATTCTGGTTATTCACCACCAGCCGGGGAGGTGGTGGCACCGCAAAACGGTTAGCCGCTTTTTTCGCGGCATCACCTTTTGCCGATTTTTTACCGGCATCGCCTTTTTTATGGTGCGTGAACTGCGCCAGACGCCAGGCCGCATCCAGTGCCAGTTTCGGATCAATGCAGAGGTTTTCCACCAGGATCCGCCCCATGGCTTTCACCGGATCGGGAAGACCATCCTCCATATATTCAATACCATGAGATATCACCGCGGGCGGAGGCATCTCCGGATTGTTTTCGTCCGGCTGTGGTATTGCAGCCACCTCACGGCGACGGGGTTTATCCTCCTGCTCTGATTTTTTCTGCCGGTAAACAGGAACCTCATCCACCTCCACCGTTTCGCACTGTTTACGGGCTATAAACGCGAGCACCTCCGGATCTTTTGCCAGCTGCGAGCCTTTAACCCTGGCAGTCTTCGCCGAATAACCGGCGGCAATGGCTGACGCTGTTTTGTTTTTCCCGGACATGAGCGCCAGCGCAAATTTTCGTTTTTGCGTTGTCAGCACAGCCTCCTCCCGGGTCCAGAACGCACTCAGCCGGGTATGGTTCAGCCCATTTTTCCCGGCGTCTCATGCCGCAAATGTTAACTGCTGCCTGGTTAACATTTGCTGAAAAAGCCAGTTAACATTTTTTCCGCACAACAAACTGAATAATAAAGATAAAAACCGAAAAAATGCCCGGGCAGCCAGTTAACATGTTAACTGGCCTGAAACAGGAATTTTTTCTCTGCATGAGACGGGGGGCGGTGTCCGGAGCGATCGTTTTTCACGCCGGATGATACCCCCCCCGCTCGGGTTACAGTCCGATGATGTCGTCCGCTCTGCCACTACCTCCGGACACCTCCGGCAGCGTCGGGTCCGGCATACCACCCGCCGCTTCACGAGCAGACTTTTGTCGATGGCATTCGGTACAGAGCGTCCAGAGATTCGTCTCCTCATTACCACCACCGAACTGAAGTGCAATGCGGTGATCGAGTTCACTGTCACAGAGGTCAACCACACGACCACAGAGACAGCACTGCCCGGCATCCCTGAGCCAGATATGACGCTTGAGGGAAACACGTGCACTGCCACTGACACGACGCTGTTCACCCTTCAGAATATTCACCCGTCGGGTATTCAGTGTTTTGATTCTGCTCTGGAGTGTACGAAGCTCAGCCATGTAAAATCCCCGTCATATGGCAATCAGTAAAGGAAATAAATATGTCATCGAAAAACCGGACCCGCAGAACCACAACCCGCAATATCCGATTTCCAAACCAGATGATTGAACAAATTAACATCGCTCTTGACCAGAAAGGTTCAGAAAATTTTTCTGCGTGGGTCATTGAATCTTGCCGCCGGGAGCTGGCAGCAGACATAAAATATGCCCGTCAGTTGACTATAAAAAAGAATGATACACAGTATGCTCTGCGATGGCTGTTCATATAACTATTTCTTTATATTGCTGAATTTATAAAAACTCACAGACATTAGCTGTATTAATTCCGAATTGAAATAATCAGCCATATAGAATAAGAATAAAGCATAACAATAATAATCTTCTACCCAATCAGTACATTACTGCTGTGACTCCAACACGGCAGTTTTTTTATTGAACAGATTCCAGTTTCTTCCACCATCGCACCGGACGGGCGACCATGAGGGGAGAACGCCGCGCTCCGTTTACGCGGTAAACCCCGGTGTGTATCGTTTTTGATTATCCCCGCACACTCTCGCAGAGGAGTCTCCCTGTCGGGCTGCGGTCTCTGTTAATGCAGGAATACGGCGACAATACCGTGCATGGATAATAAGGTCGCTCAACACACTGGCTGTAATTCAGCGGATACCATTCGGCATTTATCAGTATTCATCACACACTCAACG